GCATAGCTTTTCCAATAAAAAAAGCCCTAGGTGAGACTCTCGATCATAAGATCGTTGGCAGACTGGTGAGTAACCAGCAGAGTCCCATCTAAGGCTTACTCGTTTACGCGCTGCCAAGCACGTTTACACTATATCTGAACTTTTCTAAGTACGCAAATCCTGCATAGATCACCACCTTCAAAGTTCTTTTCTGATCTTGTTCTCTTGCATCCTGGACACGCTTTTTGTTTAAAAACATAGTCAGGAATAGGCTTTTTAGAAACGGTAGACGTGATCTGCAATGCTTGCTCCTAACCCAATGTATGAAATTTCTCTTAGTGGCTCACCTCGTGGGCTAACCTTCGGCAGCATAAACTTGTCAGACAGCTCCCTAAATGGTGTTGCTTCTCTTGGTTGAACCATCGCTGGCTTATCAAATGACTGTACAGCTAGTCGCAACTCATAGGTAGGCATAAATGCGTCTTTGAGCTTTTTGAGACACCCAGTAGTACAGAGATAATTCAATTCTGACGATACTCGCTTCTTATCTTTAAAGCCAAACAGACCATATTCCTCTACTACGCTATGTACGGTCATAATTCCAGAATTAGCAAAAGCAACACAAATCTGGTATCTACGGCTATCTTTCTTTGGTAAGTCCATTATTTAGTTTCCTCGTATGGTGCTATGCAATCTGGATTTCCACATTCAGGGCAAATATCAACAGGATCAGCAAACACCATATCGCAAATTCCTGTCTCTACATCTTCTGCATCACCAATCCAGCCACAATCCGAACATCTAGCTAATTCTTGCACTTTTATTCTCCTTTTGCGCCATAAACTCATAAAAATCTCCGTTTGTTGCTGGATTTAATTATGCAGCTATTCCTAATCTTGTGTCATTGATTGTTTCTATCGATGAACAAATATTCATAGAAAAGTATTTCTTGCAGCGAATAACGTATGTAGCTATAGTTAAGTCATACCAACGACGGAGACAGAGATGATTGAAGAACTAGATGACCTGTTAGTTTGCCTGGCAGCGTATCAAGAAGATGAAGCAGACGCACTTTGGGTAGCAGCAAGAGAAGCAAGCGAATCATTCAATAACGCAAAATTCGATAAATGGTTTTTTGGAGGAATGAAAAGTGACTTACTCTGAAGGAATTGAGGCAGGAATGAAAATAGCTCTAGATCAGATCAATGAGGAGCTAGGCACTGAGTTTAATCATTTAGGACAATTCCTCAATCACTTGTGGGATGTCCAGCGTAAAGCAACCACAATCGGCGTACCTTATACAACTGCTAACTTTTTAAAAATGAAAGAAGAACAACAATGAAACTACTAGCTACTGACGATTGGCTTGCAAGGCACCCGAAAGTGATTGCAGTTTTATTGATTGCAGGGTATCTTTTAGTTTCTTACATTCAATAAGGAGAGAAATGAACGACACCAAATCAATCTTAGACCCAAGGTTTAAATATGTTCACTCTAGCAAGACAAATGTGGCTAAGACTTTTGACCGTATTCGCAAGGAGCAGGCTAAGAGTGCGGAAATTCAAACTGTATCGAACCTTCGGACACTCAATACTGTCATCGCTAAAAAATTCAAATAAAGGTAAATAATCATGCGCCAGCAACAAGAGCAAGAAGAACAACAGCAATGGCTAGTCTACGAAAAACTGCAAAAAGCACGTATCAAATTGCAGCACACAGAGCTAAAAAAGTCAGGCCACAATAAGTTTGCAGGATATAAATACTTTGAGCTTGGCGACTTTCTACCAGCCATTCAGTCAATTTTCTTTGAGTTAAAACTTTGCCCTGTAGTATCGTTTGGTACTGAGCTGGCTACTCTGCGCATCATTGATACTGAAAATGGTGGCTGTGTAACGTTTACTAGCCCAATGGCAGAAGCGCAGCTCAAAGGCTGCCACCCAATACAGAATCTAGGCGCAGTAGAGACCTATAGCCGCCGTTACTTATACGTCACAGCACTTGAGATAGTCGAACACGATGCAATTGATTCTAGCGAGCCTACAGAGGCTAGACCTGCTAAACCTAAATCAGCTACACCGATTACAGTAGATGTATTTAATTCTATGTCACCTGAAGATCAAGAAATGTTGCGAAATGCAGCAATGCCAGCTCTTTCAATGCTTGCAAAAGATGACTTGGAAGGTGCAGTAGATTGGATTAAAGAATTAGATTTAGACCCAGATCATAAAACAGCTTTTTGGTCTTTGTTTGAAACTAAGCAACGCGCAGCAATTAAGAAGTTCACCACACGATAAAGGTAAATTTATGGCATACGATCCAAAACCAGGCAGCTTTTCACTTTTTAAAAATCAACAAAAGCAATCAGACAATCATCCTGACTACTCAGGCGACGGTAAAGACTTAGCAGGTAATCCAGTTTATGTATCAGCCTGGCTAAAAGAAGGTAAATCCGGCAAGTTTATGAGCTGCTCATTTAAGTTGAAGGAAGCAAAACCAGCAGTAAAGCAAGAAAAGTTTACGGATGATAGTTTAGATTCGATACCCTTTTGATGTTTGCACGCCTAGCCGGTAGTGGCGAGTAACACCGGCAGCAGGGGCCAGATTCTCCTTCATGCATTCTCGAACTGGTGACCCTGCACTAAATATTTAAGTGGAATATTCCAAAATAATTGAGAATATTCCCCACTTCAAAGGATAAAAATGGAATTGTTAGACTATTTGATTAAAAACCACGGTTTCAAGAATGATCGAGCCATTGCCCTACATATGGGTATCGGCATCTCTACACTGTCAAAGATTCGCAATAAGAAGATCGTCCCGTCAGCAGAGATCATCCTGCGCGTACATGAGACTTTTGGTATTGATGTCAAAAAGATTAGGCAGCTATGCGTTGGGGAATGATCTTAATTGTAATTGTTGCGTCTATACCTGGCATTGGCTTAGGTGTAATAAACAAGATGCAGCACGAATATCATCGCGGATTTACTGAAGGTGTCGCGTCAGTAACATCACCTGATATTGATAAACAATGTGTAGGCTGGATGTTTGAGTCTAACTTTAGAGATGCAAAGAAAAGGATATGCAAATGACGTTTAATTCATTGGAGCTTGATATTGTTCGATGGGCAGAAGCTCGCGGAATTATTCCCAATGCTGAAGCTAGCACTCAACTAATGAAAACAGTTAGTGAGCTAGGTGAGCTATGCGACGCTGAGATCAAAGACGATCCAATGGCAATCAGAGATGGTGTCGGTGACGTACTGGTCACACTAATAATTTACTGCGCCATCAAAGATATTTCTATCGTTCACTGTTTGCAAGATGCTTATGCAGAGATTAAAGACCGCAAAGGATTCTTAAATTCAAACGGAGTATTCGTCAAAGATGAATGAGATGAAATACAACACAAAGCCATCAGAAATCAGAATGGCTAAGTTGCTCAAAATCCTTGAGACACCATCAACATATACTGAGATAGAAAAGCAGTTCTTTATCTCTAACAAGTGGATGAAGGGCTATATCAAGCATTTACGCAAGATCAAGCTAGTCTATATTGATAGCTGGATAAAAGAGCAGAAAGATATAAAAGAAGTTTATGTGCCTGTATTTTGCATTGGCAACTATAACGATGCTGCTAGACCTGCGCCTCTTACATCAAAGGAGAGAGCGCAGTTAGCTAGGAATAGACTTAATCAAGATTTAGATAAGAAAGACCTGCATTTAGCTAAACGCAGGGCCAGACTTATGCCGGTCAAAGCAGATTGGACATCTAGCTGGATTAAACCGCGATCACCTGTCCTCGAAAACACACAAGACCTTTATCCTCATCAATGACTTCTAGCATCTCCGGGGGCAGTAACTTGCCTTCGTAGAATGTCAGCACCACAAAGCCGCTTCTGTGGTTTCTAGTACCGTCCTCTGTATACTCAAATTGAGCGCCCCATACGTCGGCTAGAGAGCCTGTATCGACACCGTAGCGAGTACCTGTCAGATCAGTCCAGGGAGTGACTTTAAGAGAGTGTAGATGACCGTTGACTGTAGACACGCCAGACTTAACAACAGCGTTATAAGCAGCATGAACTCCGTTGTAATTCCTGTGTTTGATCTGAGTATGGTCATTTATCATCACCGATGTTGAAAACTTCCAGCGTGGGAAGTGATCCGTCAAGTTCATGCCGTGAATGCCCTCAAACTCTGGCGCCTGTGAGGATAGTCGGCTATTCCAACGAATGTCGTGATTACCCCAAGTCCAATGTAGTTTGGCATTACCAGCAGCATCCTCAATCTCACAGATACGATCCCTGCAAGCCTCTAGCTCTTGTTTAACGCTAGGCCTGGCTTCCCAACCTGTTCGTGGATGACGAGAGATATTAGCCCCGTCAAACGCATCACCGTTCATGATGACCATCTTAGGGTTTAGCTCTTTAACAGCCACTACAAAGGCCCTGTGAGCTGTGGAGATGATGCCAGGCCAGTAGTGAGCGTCTGAGCCAACGATAACAACGCCTGATTCCAATCCAACATTAACTCTAACGCCGTTAGCTGGCAAAGTTACATTGAAATCAGGGCTGTTTTTAGCAGTAGCAAGCAATTGGATGCCTTGCCGCTTTTCGATGTCTCTACGCTTGCGATTAACCAATCTGTGGTTAATGCCTAGAATATCAGCTACCTTAGTGACTGATCCGCATGAGTTCCATGCCGCTATAAACTCCTCATCTGTTACTGGGTGAGTCATTATGACACCTGCCTTTTAAATTCACCGCACCATTCACTAACAGAAGTAATAGGGAAAAAACTATCAAACTCATCGTCACCTAGATAGATTGTCTTAGGTGGAAACCGTCTACAAATACCAACATCCTCATTTTTCTCACGTTCAAAAAATGAACAGCTTTGGCACATCGGCATACAGTCAGCAGGTATTTTTTTAGTAGCCATACATTGATCTTTCATCTTTACGACGATTAACTAAACCCTTTAGAACCTTACCACCGCCACGTGTATATTTCATGAATTCACTACCAGCGCCCTCAAAATCACCTCGGTTGTGTTTTTGGCGCAACGTACTACGCTGCAATGTACCTAGCCCTACATTAAAGCTAAAAGAGACGAGAGCATCGAATTGCCCTTGAGTAAGAGAATTAGTACAATAACGTAGTACACCTCGCTCAAAACGCTGCAAATCTGCTTTAAGAATCGCATTTACCTCGTCCTTCGTAAACTGTCTAAAATCCTCGACACGCAGCCCAATAGAGCCTCTCTGAGCCACTGGTAATAGTCCTTGTTTGGGATATAAAACGTGACCAACTCCGACAGTCCATAAACCAGCAGGGCAAAGATATGGCTTATATCTAACACCCTCATGGTGAATTATGGTTTTAAGTGCCTTGTCGCTTACTTTCATTTCTTACATCTATCAAAATGATATCTTCGCATGTTGCCACCACCGCCAGATGTTCCGCATTTTGGGCAAGTTACTATTTGTCGCT